GGACATTCTTACAGAACAACACTAAGGTCAGTAATTGTCGAATAGTATCATCCATATACCTACTCATTGAACCAGACCAATCTAAGAATAGGACCAGTCCATGTGACTTGCCATTAGGTACAATAGATATCTTCTTAAAGATGTCATCGGCAAACTGATAGGAGAATATACGTTGCATATTCAAGTCACCAGTCTTGGCAATCGAAGCACGTTTTAATTGGTCAGCATTCTTGCGCAACTCAAATTCTTTGGTCAGATACGAAACTACTTTATTGGTGTCTTTACGAAACTTGATAAAATTATTTTCAATAGGTTTCTTGGTTAATTCACGGATTGTTTTGTAAATGTGTTTATAACCAACAATGTAATTTTCAGATTTCAATTCTGGAATATTAACATAAGATAAATCAGATTTGGTTTCTTGATATAACTGTTTCTCATTATCACGGAAGTTGATATCAGTGATGGACTCATCCTTTTCGTAATCTTTGATTATAGATGATTGCCAGCCATCACCTAATTCACTAGGGCCATCTGATTGTGCATCCTCAATTTCATCGTAACCTGGTGCTTCATCATCGTCATCAGCCTCTTCTGTTTCAAAATCAGCTTCCTCTTGTTCTTCCTCATCTTCTTCAACAGGTTCTTCTTTTTGTTTTTCTCGTTGGTCTTTCATAAACTGTTGGATTTTCTTAGCCACTTCCACAGTTTGAGGGAATGTTTCAGCCTCTTCTGTTTCAACCAACAGAGCAGTTTCTTCTGATGTGAATTTGATGCCTAGAGATGCGCCGGCCTTGGTGTGTAAATTGATACGGTCAATCAATCGTAATGCGTTGAGGTCGTATCCTTTGATACCGAAGAAGTCTTGGTCTAGTAGTTCACGATAGGCTTTGATGAAACTTATTTTTAAACCTGGGAATTTGCGGCGAATGAGTTTCTCAATACGGACATCTTCACATACATTTAGAATGGAACGATTAACACCACAATCTGAAATGGAATCGTGCCATCCGTCTTCAGGTGTATTCAGAGCATGGCCAACTTCATGACCAATGAATAGGTCATAGAGATTGGTAGACAGGTCTTCCTTGAGAATAGGAATAACCAATGTGCGAGTTTTTAAATTAAAGTGAGCAGTAGAAGCCTTCTTCTGTTCAACAATAATATTCTCAGTAGCCATTAATTTGGCAAGGTTGGATTTTGAATCAAGTAACATAATAAAAGTCCATCACAAATCAGAAAGTATGGTAATTATCTCATAACTTTCTGAATTTGTCAAGCACAATTAATAGTCTAGGTCGTATCGGCCAGTTTTTATCTTAAATTTTTCTTGGAATTCATGTTGTTCGTCCGTCAACACCCTTTCAAATTCTTGATACTTGCTTCTTTTTTTATCTTTATCACCCCTAGATTTCGTTGTTTTGTAATCATCAGAATAATCTTCGTTTTTATGAAACTTACTTTCACGCTTTGACACGTTATGCTCCTGTTATTTAAACAAATCCGGATAAGCCGTACTAATGATACCAACGGTAATATCTTTAATACCCAAATCCCCCTTCATGATGTCGATGAAAACTTTAGCTTCATCGAGTTCCATACCCTCAAGTATGTGTAATAGCAAATCATGACGTTTGCTATCTGATAATTTGTCTGCTTCTGGATGACCTTTTTGAAAAAGATATATTCTACGTAGTTCTGTAAACAGGTTTGTCATAGAAATACCAGGTAAGGTATCTTGTTTTTTGTAATTATTTGGAAATTCACTGATATACCATGCTGCATTTGGATGGTAAGCAAAGTAAAATACCTTCCGGAGTGTCATACTATCGTTTTGGCGTAAAATATTGATGAGCTCATCACTACTCTTAGCTAGTTTACATTCATTCAATATCTCATAAATCTGTTTCATTAGAAATCCTCTATAACATCCATTAGGTTTTTCAGCTTTTTGCTGATAAAATAGTTAAGTAACTTATTTTTTGGTGCAGGTTTAACATTTTCATACGATTCCAATATACGACCTTTTACGTCCGTTGGAATATGACGTAAATCAATCAGTAATTGGTTACGAGAAAACCCAATTTTGATATTTTCATCTGAATAATTTGAAAAATCTTCAGCCATCAACTTAGATAACGTACCTTTGGTGATGGGTTTCTGTCTAAGGTCACGAACAAAACAGTCTGCAGGTGAGTATATATTAGGAATACCGTCACCTTTGTCACCTTTGATGATTTTTTCTTTCAATTCAGCTAAAGGATTAGCAGATTTAATCAATTTCTTCTGTGCTGGATTATATTGTTTAATACTAAACTTATTTTCTTTAGTATTATACTGTTGCAATTGTAGGAAATCACCATCCGAAGACAAAATCAATACATTTTCGTGCATTACATGTCTTGGAGCTAGTGTTCCAATGATATCATCAGCTTCAGCACCATCAACATCTATCACTTTGTAGGGAAAGTGTTCTTTCAACTCGTTTTTGATGTTGCCTAAGATGTCAAAAATCAAATGCCAGTCTAAATCCGACTTTTCTCTTGTCTTTTTACGGCCGGCCTTGTAATATGGGAAGATTTCTTTGCGCCAATAGTTGCGGTTATCACAACATAGTACAACTTCACCATATTCTGATTTAAAATTCTTAATATGGTTGCGTAATATGTTTAGAATTAAGTGCCGAATCAAATCCTCATCATATTTTGTGTTTTTCTGACCGGCAATCTGTGCCATCAGACCAGATAATAATACCTGGTTCAAGTCAACTAAAATCATTTTATATCCTATTTAAATATCTTTAAGAGGATGGTATCAGCATTAATTCGTCCTGTCAACTCTTGTTTTGTTGAGTTGATTCCTTCAAATGTGGATTTGTATTTGCGTTCTGTTGCTTTGACAAGGTCCTGTAATACATCATTTGGTTTGCGGAGTGTCTTAGAGCTTGACGTATTGGGTTCATAGGCATAAATTGAAGTTCCTTTGACAGTTAGACTATTTGGAGATTCCGCATTATATACTCCTAATTTCCTTGTCTTGGTATTAAACACCCACAACTGCTGGGCACCAATAATTTCAATAGGATTGACACTCACCACTTTATATTCAATATCTTCTTTCTTATATTGCATTTTAGCTATCAACTTATCAGCTGATGGCTTCTTGGATTTCCTAGGTTTACGAGTAACCTTAGAATTATTAACAATCCGATTAGCATCATCAATGATTTGTTGAATGAAAGCAACAAATTTCTTAATATTAGCTTTAGTGAAACAACTATACGCTTCGGTTAAGTCTTCGGAAGCTTTACCGGACAATACCAGTACAGGTTCAACTAATTTTGGAATAAAGTGAGAAACAATCAGTCGAGCATGTGGTGCCTTGACGCCATTGGTTGCCATCCATTCATACGTATTAATGGTTTCTTTGTAATTATCAAGGAATCCTTCAAGTTCGCCTATAAACTCTGAGGATTGTTCATGGATGCGTTCCTGGATGTTAACCTTAGGTTTATTATCATCCTCTTCATCTTGCTCTTTGATAGTCTTAGCTACATTTAGTAAGAATTTGATGCGGTCTGATAACCACGTTAGTTGGTGTTTCTCCAATACTAATCCACGTTCAGTCAACCTACACACAAACCCAACATTTGAGAAATGAGTTTCTTTTAGTCCGGTAAGTGTGACGATATCTTCTTTTGGATGATTATGTACGGTCATATAATGAATAAGATATTTCTTACTATCTTTTGGGTCTTTATAATAACTATACCAATTAAGCGCAGTGGATAATTTAACACCCGATTTCATATCAGGTTCACCACCAGACGATACCTTCTGTTCCGCTTCTTTTACACTTGTAATACGCATTATGATAAACTAACTTCCTTGATTGAATCTATACGAAATGACCGCCATGCTGATTTCTCCATATCCCACACAGAAAGAGCATTGTCATTCTCTTTACGATGTATGGTGGTTGGATGTGTTTCTGTAATGTTTTCTTTTAAAGAACAAATGTCTTCTTTTAGAGTACATTTCATTTTACGAATAGTGCCATCTTTCTTTTCAAAAACAACTGTTGCAATACTCTTGCTCAATATTTCTTTCAATTCACTTTTGTTCAACATCTTCATCTCCAATTAAATAATCAATTTTATTCAAATACAAATTTAATACATCTTCTGAAGTTGTGGTTCGTTTAGCTATAATGCCAAAGAGCCCGTCTTTCATTACTTTTTCACTATATGTATAAGGACATACTAAAATAGCCTGATAATGTTCCTTATCATAAAATCCCTCGTCAGATTCCCTAAAGGTGACAATATCATAAGAATTGCCCATTGTAGAAGACCCAATATTATCACCATTCTCAACATATGTCAAGCCATGTATTACGGTTTGTTCCCTACTGTCGGGAGACGGCATAATACAAATCGCATCACATTTATTTTCTTTAATCTGTAGGAATGGTTGCTTCATACTTATTTCTCTCAATATAATCTTTGATGTGGGAATTCCTTACACGTACCATAATCCAGGTATTGTAGTAATCATCACTTTCAATAACATTACGAATAAACTGCTCTTTTGCTTCTAAGTATGAACACTCACCTTTTGATTTACACAGGTGAATGATGGTTCGAGTGAAATTCTCTTTGCCGAATGTTTCCACATCCTTTTTAAGTTCTTCACTTGAGCCATAGTATTCTTGCCAATCAGAAGGAACTTTAAATTTCTTTTTCTTTTTATTGACTTGTTTGGTCTTTGATGACCAGAATAGTTTCTTACCAACGTACTTTCTATTAGATAATACATTTTCAATAATATACACGAAACCGATATTGTTGTCAATATGAGTTTCGGTGAATATTTCATTATTGTGTTTCCATTCTAATTGTCCCACTCCGAATCATCCTCTTCACTATATTCTTCTTCTATATAGTCATCGGTGAATTCTTCAACAATTTCGCCACAGAATGGACAAAATTTAGGTTGGTCGGTTGATACGTATTCTTTGTAAAAATTTAATTCAAATGTGGATTCGCAGTTGATGCAATCGCCAGTAAGAGCTTTCTGATTCATATGTTTTCCTATGCTATGCCCAAACATCACCCCAGTTACCGGACAATGCACCTTTAGCATAATCTGTAGCTCGGTTCTCGAAAAAGTTGGTGTGTGTTGGTGCGTTAATCATTTCCTCTACCCATGGTAAAGGATTACGTTTCACTTTAAATATACCTTTCATGCCTAGACTGATTAAACGGCGGTCAGCAATGTATCTGATATATTTTTTAACATCTTCTGAGGATAAGTCTTCCATTGCTCCCATAGAGAAGGCCAAGTCAATAAACTTATCTTCCAATTCAACCATCTTTTCAGCGATGGAATAAATGCGTTCTTTCAGTTCATCGTTCCAAATTTCACGATTTTCTTCAATAAACGTTCTAAACAATTTAATCATATTTTCGGCGTGTTGAGTTTCGTCAACAATAGACCAAGTAACAATCTGTCCCATGCCTTTCATCTTACCATGGCGGGGGAAGTTCAATAACATAATAAAGGATGAAAATAATTGCATACCCTCTGTGAAAGCACTGAATACTGCAATATGTGTGGCTGTATTTTCTTTAGTTGTGTTTTGAGCAGATATGTCCATGACATATTCGTGTTTCTCTTTCATTTCAGCATATTCCAAGAATTGGTTATATGTTGAGTCGGGTAAACCTAATGTTTCAATCAAATGTGAATAAGCAGCGATGTGTAATGCTTCGCGGGCTGCGAATCCCAATAACATCATACGAACTTCTGGTTGTGGGAAGTACGGTAGATAGTTTTTAACATAACCACCAGCCACATCAATGTCGCCTTGTGTGAAGAACCTAAAGATGTGTGTTAAGAATTGTTTTTCTTCGGCAGATAACTTTTTCTTCCAATCTTTAACGTCATCCAACATAGGAACTTCGGTGTGTAACCAATGCGATTGTTCATGCTTCAACCAAGCATCATACGCCCACGGATAGTTGAATGGTTTGAAGTATGAACGCTCTTCTGTTAATTTATGTTCTAATTTTTTAATCATTCTTTATCCTGCAAACCAAATATATGTTGCTATTATGTTGACGACCAAAAAGTATAAATTTTGAAACATCAACGCTGAGTTTTTGTGTGTTCTATGAAAGTCATATAACAATATCATATGAGCAATAACAAAACAGGGAAATGCCCATTCAATCCATGGCATTCTAGTTGCCACAGTGGTACCACCAAATACAAATAGACCGGTGGCAAACCACTTAATATCAAAATGTTTCATATTTATCCTTCACATGCAATACAATCATTACCTTGTGCTACTTGTTCCATATCTAATTCTTTAATTACTTCACGTTCAATTTTCTTAGACACCTTATCTGCTTTACCAATCTTTTCAGAACGACAGTAGTATAAAGTCTTAACACCTTTTTTCCATGCTGTGAAATGTACAGCGTGTATATATTTGATGTGAGTATCTGGTCTAAAGAATAGATTTAAAGATTGCGCTTGGTCAATAAAGACTTGTCTATCTGCAGCATGTTCAATAATCCATCGTTGGTCAATTTCCATTGATGTTTTAAATACATCTTTGGTGTAATCGTCCATCCAAGATAAATGTTGAGCAGACCCATCATTAGCAATAATAGATGACCAAACTTCATCAGCCCAACCTTCTGTGTGTTTTTTGGATTCTTCTTGAATCAACTTATCTAAGTATTTGTTCTTGTTAAGGAACGAACCAGACAACGTATCTTGCCGATAAGCGTTAGCACGATAGGGCTCAATCGATGGCGAAGTATTTCCCATAATAATAGAACTGGAAGCATTAGGAGCAATAGCCATGAGATGACTAAAACGGTTGCCTGTACCAGTTGCGTCCGGCGCTTCTCCGCGTTCTGTTCCCAATTGTTTATTTGCTTCATCTAATTTACCTCTCACCTTACTGAATATCTGATTGTTCAATCCTTTAGCTAACGGTCCTTCCCATGGAATATTCTTTCTTTGAAGTAAAGCGTGCCAGCCAAGAGCACCAATACCAATGCTGCGCTCACGACTTGCACTGTAACGAGCCCTAGAAATAGTATCAGGAGCATTATCGATAAAATATTGAAGAACATTGTCCAACATTTCAGCAATATCACGTAAAAATAATTCGTTATCTTTCCAATCATCATAGTATTCCAAATTGAGTGAGGATAAACAACACACAGCTGTTCTATCTTTGTTAGTCGGTAAAATGATTTCAGAACAAAGATTGGACTGATGTACTTTCAAACCTTTGTCTTTCAACCATTTTGGCAACATCCTATTACTGGTGTCAATGAAATGTATATATGGTTCACCTGTGTGCATACGCAACTCAAGTATTTCTTGCCATAAAGCTTTAGCTGAAACAACCTCACGAACCTCATTAGAGTGTGGGTCTTTTAATTCCCAAGAATCATCTGCATTAGGATCCAACATACACTTCTCAATGATTTCCATGAAGTCATCGGTAATGTTAATGCCGTGATGTAAATTCATACAACGAACATTTGGGTCACCCGTTGGTTTGCGTATCTCCAAGAATGCAATAATATCAGGATGTGATATATCCAAATAGGCTGCATATGAACCACGGCGTGTTTTACCTTGACGATAAGCTAATGATGAAGCATCATATATCTTCAAATGTGGCATAACACCAGTTGATTTCTCATCAGCTGCTCGGATACCAAAACCAATACCCACACCACCTCCCATCATTGACAACCAATTAGTTTCTGATAGGTTGTCAACTAGGCCTTCGGCCGTATCATTGATAAAATTTAAGAAACATGATATTGGCATTCCTTTGCTTGATTTACCAAATGCTAA